CCTCCCGCTCCGGCGCCGACTCCGACACAGGCGCTTGGGCCAACGACAAATCGTCTGCCTGTTCCCGGCCAAGCCTCAGCCCAAGTGGATCCGGCTCCGGCCATGACGCCTCGGGTGTTCCCGATACCTGCAGAGCAAAGCCAGGGCGCTATCGAGCTGCAGCAGGTGCCCTGGCAGCAGACAGGTCAACAGGTCAACAGCCTGGGTGTCGCGTCCCAGCAGACCGCACAGGGCGTGTCTGCTCTCGGCCAGGCCCTGACGACCGCACTGCAGCCTGCATCAGGCTCGGTACCTGGCACGGGAGCCACTCCAGCCCTTCCTGGCGTGGCGACCCCAACACCTGAAACCAGCGAGGTGGCCAAATCACAGCAGGCACTGGCCGCTGCCAACACCAGCGCCGCAGGGGACATCAAGAAGGCCGGGGATGCTGCCAAGCCGGTGCCTAGCGCCTTCTCTGGCTTGGGGACCGCCATGGGCGCCGCAGTGGGCGCACTGGGATCCATTGCCATTGGGATTGCTGGAGCGAGCCAGATCCAGGAAGGCGGCACCTACAACACCCTCATGGGCCTGGCTGGCATCTTCGGAGCCGTGGGTGGTATCGCCGGAATGTTCACCCCTGGCGGCTCCCTGTTTGGGATGTTCAGGGCAAACGGTGGCCCGGTCAATGCACGGCAGCCCTACATCGTGGGAGAGCGCGGACCCGAACTGTTCATGCCTGACAGTGGCGGAAGCGTGCTGTCGAGCAATGACACTTCAAATCTATTCAAGAAGACCAGGGCGCAACTGGAGGCGACTCGGACTGCGATGCAGCAAAACAATGGCCTGTCCTTTGCTGACTTCAGCAACAAGCCTATAGATGTTCGCTACGAGTCGCGAATGATCAATGGTGTTGAGTACGTTACGACTGAGCAACTGCGGGTTGCTACGAGAGAGGCGGCTGAACGCGGCAGGGCGCTGGCATTCCAGTCCATGCAGGGTTCGGTGAAAACTCGCCGGAGACTTGGACTCTGATGAACATTGCTATAGCCAACTACATACAGTTTGAAGACAAAGCTGGCACGCCCCTGGCAAATGGCAGGTTTCAAAACTTCTTCATCGGAGAAACAAGAACTTGGGAAGGTAATTCCTATGCCTATGCTCCATTTATTGTCAGCGGAACAATCAGCAATCGAGGGGGCGATGCGCCAAGAGCGGCAATCGTCTCAGTTCCGAATAACATCACGGTGGGAATAATAACGGATATGGTGCTCAACTACCGACTGGTAAGAGTCAGGTCGATCTCTTTGACCCAAGCCGAATCGGGAGCGTTCTCAGAAGGTCAACTGTTATCGACAGAGGTTTGGAGTTGCGTCAATGGAACACAGGATTATGAAAAGGTTTCAATTACCTTGTCCAGCCCTCTAGATGCAACACGCTCACAGATTCCCAAAAGAGTTCTCAGCTCATATCTCGTCGGCTCTATTCCTGCATCTGGAACCGTGTTCGCATCATAAATGATTGACTGGAAACGCTGGGTTGGTCTTCCGCACGAAATCGGCGCAGACCCAAGACTAGGTAAAGCGGCTTGCTGTCTAAGAATCACACAGATTATTCTCAATGATGCCGGATACAGGTTTCCCTTTGAGCTGAATGAGCTTTATCGTTTAGCGAAAGAAAAAGATATAGATGCAATCGCAAGAGCCTTTGACAGCTCCACAGTCAGCATTTCAGCGCCTGAGGCGTACTGTATGACGCTATTTACAGATGAGCGTCTTGGGATTGGCATTGGTATTGTCGTACCGGATGAAATAGGTGGAAGGCTGTTTCTCTTGGTCCCCCATCACCGTCGCGGGGTGATGCCTGTGCCTGTTGACATCCTTTCATCGCTCAAGTTCGCAAGGATTGCAACGTGAAAAGGCTGCCACTTCTCCCTGCTGATCTCTACCTGGCCGCGATGCTCGGCCTCAGTGAGGAGCAGTATCGGCAGTTTCGCTCAGAAGTTGACTCAAGGGTAAAGATTGAGCCAGGGAAACCCCAGGCGGGGCTTGAGACTCTGGTGATTATTGCAGTGGCATCGACGCTAATCAGCGTTGGTCTGACTATTGCCGCGTCCTTCTTTAAGCCCCAAAGCGTAAAACCAGCCCGACTTAAGAGCAGAACAAAAGAAGGCCAGAATGTCACAAGTCAAAGTCGGTTTGCGCCAGTTGCCGGTTTCGACAGCGTTCAGGAAACAGCAACAATTGGGGAGGTAATCCCAGTCGTTTATGCCAACAAAAGCGCACAGTTTGGTGGCGTCAGGATAACGATGCCCCTTCTCTGGTCGGACATGCACAGCTTCAAGGCTGGCCAGTTCTTCAGGGGTGTCTTCATGTTGGGCGAAGGCAGGGTCAGGGAGCTTGACCCGCTTGGATTTGCCCTAGGCAACAATGGCCTTGGGGCTTATGAGTTGACCGGCGCGGCGACGGACTGGGCGCGTTACACCATCTACTTCAGGCCTGATGGTGGAAGAATCACGACCAATGATCGCGTTGCAGGTAGGCCAGGGAATGCTGATGCTGGCGCATGGGAATCCTCAAACGTCTACCGAGTCAGGAGTGGCAGTGACTTTTGTAGTGTCTCCAAGCCAACGTCGCAGACCACGTTTGGCGTTTACACGCTCATGGGCAACAACTTTGTCTATCGAGTAAATCCACAGATCAGGCCAACCATCACCCCTCAGCTTGTCCCAGAAGGCAACAAAGGTGATGCCAAGGTCAAGATAGATAAGGACTCCGTTGCGAGGGCAGCACGAAAGAAGTTCAAGGCTTATTTTTCAACTCGCAGCGGCGTAATCTCCGGATCATTCGGGTCAGTCGGAGAGAAGTTCACTTATATCATCGACCAGTCTTCTGACGCCAAGACGACCTTTAAGGAGCCAGGCACGAAAAACGGAGGATGGAGTACAGAGATCAAGGTAGACGAGAATCCGTTTCTATTTACAAGAAGTCTAAAACTGAGCGGGTCTGGCGTCTTCATTAGTGATGGCATACCTGATTCCACTGTTAGGAGCTGGGCAAATGTGTCAACGTCAGGCGGGCAGAATAGCGACACTGTAACCATCAATTTTTCGCTGAATACGACAGCTGCATTGAATGAGATTCTCGCAAAGACTAGCGAGGGTCAATACAGGATTGAGTACAAGGTCAAGCTGACCACAAGTGACTCTGCAGATGAAGATAATCAAGAAATTGAGGCCATATTCAAAGTCGATGTGCGAGTTGACCGTGAGGATGTGCTGGTAAATTCAGTTAAGAAAGACAGTAAGGATCCTGAGTATGAACTGGAGTCCAGCACCAATTCAAACGGGCAAACTACTTACTCATTGTCAAAGAAAAAAAATGGTGAAGTAAATGTTGAAGTAGCAACCACGGAGTCATCTGAGTTTGCCGTCAAGTTCAAGGGAACCAATCAAAGTGAAACAAAAGAGGTGAGTAAATCCAAGGAGAGACAGGAGAAGGCTATAGACGCTGCCCTTTCGATTGCCGCAAGACAAAAGACTTGGGACGATGCGATTGTCGTAGGTGAACTGTATAAGTGTGGCTCAGCGATAGCTGTGTGCATTGATAGGACCAAAAATCCATTCGTCAGCAACGCTGAGAACGACCCCGTTGGCAATGGTCGAACAGTGGAAGCCAAGTTTTCCGTAGTACAGGCTGGTTCGGCTAACAAGGTTGATTATGAGCGACTCCTGGAAGATGCTGATGAGTTCAAAAAAGATCGTCGTGTTGCGACAGAAAGCGCTCACCTGTATCGAATAGCTCTAGGGGAAGTCACAACCACAAGGGAGTGTCGATACATCGAGGTTGGCATCAAGAGCATACTTGGTATCCGCATCGCGGGGCTATGCAACTTCAAGGAAACGCTTACCTATGACGAAGTAAATGACCTTGCCGGAAAGTCGAGGAAGGGTGACATCATTGCCCGAGGCGACACACTGAAGACCGAGAATTACAGTAGTGGGCAGATAACCACTGCCGAAGATCGGTACAGCTTTTTTCGCATCAGTTACAAGCTTGCGAACAGCTCTGGAGGATATACGGCCTTGGCTCCGATCCTGGGAGTCAGGAGCAGCACCCAGCAGGCGGTCTATAGCGCAATTCGCTTTGAAATGCCGTCAGTAGCACAGTGGCAGTTTCGATTTGAGCCACTGACAGGCTGGGAAATCAGGAGCGGAACAGCCTCTGGCACATTGTATGTTCTTGATAGCACAAAGGCTCAAGACTCAATCACTTCACTGACAACTAGCGTAACAAGTGGCAGTGTAACCATACGTTTTAATGGTTCAAATATCAGCAGGGACAAGTCAAACTTTGAGCTGAATGCTTCAAAGCGAAACGAAGACGTAGGGATCGGCCACCAGGACGACAAGAACTATGCCGATTCCTGGGGGAAGCTGGCTGAAGCGTTCAACTATGACGAAATCACTTCTTCGGCCCAGAACGGACCCGAGCACGAAATCGTGTATGTGTCTGAGGCCGTGGCCAATGCGACCATCCCCAACTATGACAATATTGCGCTGGTTGGACTGTCAATGCGCTCCACATTGGAATGGAGTCAGCTGAGTCAATTTTCAGCTTACGTGAACAAGGGAAGAGAAATTGAGCTGCTATCCCAGAACAGCATCATTGGCGCAGGAAACTTGTTTCCTGATGTCCTTTTTGATCTTTTGATCAACAACAGATTTGGAACTGGTCAGTATATCAGCAGGCAGCAGGTTGATATTGATAGCTTCATCGTAGCAGATCAGTGGTGTCAAGCCAGAAACTATTATTTCGATGGGGTTGTAGCTGAGAGGGTGAACCTAAGGGATTGGGCTTCGGAGATCGCAGCCGCAAACCTGCTCGACTTTGTTCAGCGCAACGGCAAGTTTGCTCTTGTTCCTGCCATCATCTTTGGGACACCTGTTCCCATAAGTGGGCTGTTCACTGCGGGAAACATTGTCAAGGACTCGTTCAGCATGGAGTTCCTTGATGAAGAAGATCGCAAACCAATTCAGGTTAGTGTTCAGTGGAGACAGGAGCGCACTTCGACAAGCCTCACGGCACCGGCATCATTCCCGACTGAACGAGAAGTGCTGGTTCGGGAAGCGAGTCAATCAGATCAGGATCCAATCGAAAGCTTTGACCTTAGCGAATACTGCACAAGCCTGAATCAGGCTATTGACTTTGCCTGCTATGTGATCAGAGTCAGAAGGCTGATTACTCATAGCATTAGGTTTGCGACGACAATCGACGGCCTGGCTTCTGGTATCGGAGTGGGCGACTACATCAGGGTTGCCCTTGATTACACAATTTACGATGAGTTTGCAAATGGAGTCGTTCTACCAGATGGAACACTTACAACCACGCGACCTGACCTACTGACCGCAGGAAACAATGCAGTGACGGCATGGAATGGAAGCGATGATCCGGTTTACGACACCAATCTTGTCGTATCTTCCGACCGTAAGACAGCCACTCCAACGGGGATTGTGTTTGTCAAGAAGATAACAAACAAGCAGGTGAGAACATACAAGATCGAAAGTATCCAGCTAGACGAAGAAGGCATAATACAGATCGAAGCGGTACATCATCCCACCGATAGCAATGGCATTTCGGAAATCGGCAAGAACTGGACAACCTATACGACTAACAGCAATTGGGTGATACGAAGAGGCTAATCGCTCCTGACAAGCATTCCTAGAATGCGAATGGAATCGCTTTCGCCTTTCGATGGCCTCTTTCAATAAGTTTAACTGCCTGCTGGAGGATGCGTTTGAAGGGAAGCATAATTTTGCTAGCGACACTATCAAGATTCTGCTGACCAATACAGCGCCTGTCGCGACAAACACAATCCGTTCGCAGTTGGTTGAAATCACTGCACAAAACGGATACCCGTCTGGTGGTATCACGCTGCCTGTTTCTACATCGGCCCAAACCAGCGGCACCTACAAGCTGGTGGTGAATGATGTCACGCTGACAGCGACTGGAACCATTGGCCCCTTTCGCTACATCAGTCTCTACAACTCAACCTCGGCCACAAACCCTCTCATCTGCTGGTTTGACTATGGAAGCTCGCTAACGCTGAACACGGGCGAGAGTTTCCTGTTCGACTTCGACGCCATCAACGGACTCTTCACAGCGGCATGACGTGACCGTTATTCAGAACAATGATTTCATTGCTGGTGGAGGCGCTTCTACCCCGGCTGATGTAATCATCACTGCCGGAGGTGCCACGCTGGCGCCTGGTGCCGACCAGCTCACCTACGTGGCTGGTGGTGCCGTTGCGCTGTTTGGGCAGGTATCGCTTGAGAGCGGCGTCGTGGCCTTCCAGGGCAGCGATGCAGTGCTGGCATACAACCGGCTCTTTAGCATTGAAGACGGTGCCTTCAGCCTCTCTGGCAGCTCGCTGACGGGTCAGACCTTTGAGAGGACACTTCAGGTTGACAGCGGCGGTTTCGCCCTGGATGGCGTCCCGCAGGCCCAGAGGCTTTCGCGAGCAGTGGGGGCAGATGCAGGTCAGATCGCCTTCAGCGGGTTCCCTGTGGATCTGCGAAGCCAAAAGCTGGTTGACCTGTCGCAGGCCAGTTACACCTTTTTGGGCAACGACGTTCAGCTCAGGAAGAGCAGCAAAGCTTCTCCGCAAGGCGGCACGTTCTTGCTATCTGGCAAGGAACTTGGATTTATCTCGGATAAAAGCATTCGCCCGGTTTCGGGAGTGTTTTCATTAAGTGGGCAACCACTTGAATCCAACCGCATTGCCGAGCTGGGTGGCGAATCGGGAACCTACCTGCTTACCGGGAGCAATGCTGACTTTGCGCAGCAGCAGAGATTTGTAGAGCTGGACAGAGGAGTTTTCAACCTGTCGGGTGGAACCCTTCTGTTTTTCATCACAAAGCAAGTTGTCTTCGGGAGGTACAGGCCAAGCTCGCGTAGGTTTCTTCCAGGCAGTCATTCGTTCTCCTCTTCTCGGACAATTAACGGAAGAGAGGTGCGAAGACTGTGGTGCAACAGAGAAAGCAATGCCTCCCTGGAGCTGGAGTATCTCAACATTGGCGAGCCTGTCGCGCTTGAAATGCTAAATCTATACAACAAAAACTATGGTAACTATGCCAGCATTGCGCTTCCTAGTTCTATCTTCTCAGGCGCTGATGCTTCAATCGAGCAATACATGAATTTGTCGGGAACCGGGATGCGGTGGTACTTTGCCGAACCGCCAAAAATCAGAGGTGTCAAGCCGGGAATCTGCAGTATCAGTCTTCGCTTTGAAGGCAAGATTTCAACCGAGAGAGCGCTGTGACTACCTTTCCTGCCCTAAGGCCAAGCAGTCGTGAATTTATTGCTGGCGTCTTCCCGGTTGCCGCTCCAGAGTATCAAGGCGTTGACAGGTACAGCAAGCTTGTTGGCACTCAGGCGGTTGATCACAGACTCATTCTTGACTATCTAAACATTGCCGATACTGAGGCAACTGCAATTCTTGATTGCTATCGAGAGAGCTTCAGTGGCTTCAAGTCCATAGAACTCAGCAGTGAAATCTTTTCGGACATCAAGCTTGAAACACTGATAACGGAAATGCTTGGAAGAGTTGACTGGTACTTTGCGGAAAAGCCTTCCGTTGAATCAGTCTTCGTCGGTATCAGTACCGTGCGCGTGAACCTGAAAGGCGTTCTGAATTAGATCAAAAAGCTCCTTGTATTCTACCTGTTGCACGAAAAGTCACTTCGCAGGTCTGAGCCGAACCAAATTCAGTGCCAGCAGTAACTTGAGTTATTACAATCGAAACAGTCGTTTTTCTCTTTGTGTTTTTATCGTACACAAGAGTAAAGTTAGACAGCGAAGTACCGGAATCACTGAGAATGTTGTTGACAATTGAAACAACGCCTTGGTCCCTGGGGTCGTAGAACAAGGTGAACACACCAGAGGAACCCCTGATGCCAGGAATATATGTTCTGTCAAGATCGCCAAGGCGCGTAGTATCCAACGGTTCTTTTTCAATCGAGAAAGAAAAGTTGCGACATTTACCAATCCTCAAGTTTCCGAGCTGGAGCTGTGCGTCAACGCTGGTTAGAGTCATGATCAATCAGGAATGCTGTAGTTACCAATAGGAATACGGAATCTCGCGTACAGGGGTCTGATCAAGGAGGCTGCAACGACCTGCTTTCCATAGTTGATCCAGTTGATGTCTACATTGAAATCGCTATATGCTTCACCTCCCGTAAGATCAATTCGCTGAGAGGCAAGCAGGGGGTGGACGAAGATATTGGGCTGGTAGATAGTCCAAGCAATTGAAGCATTGATCATCGGCCAAACACCAAATTGGCCCTCCTTTTCAAGAAGAGCGATAATACCAAAAGATTCGCTATACATATATAGGTAGGAGCCGAGAGGCTGTTGGTAGCGCATAAAGCTAAAAGCGCTTGGGGATACATTGTTATTTCCAACATTTGTGTAAGCTCCTGACACCTTTCTTGCAGCAATAAGGTCGCCATTTGAAGGATTCAGCTCAAGTATGCTTAAGCCAGTTGGGTCGGACGAGCCATACTGAGCATGTTGACCAAGAAGAAAGATTCTGTCGCTACTGTCAATATGAATAGATACGGTATGGGTCGCGCCAAAATCAATATTCGTGTCAACATCACGTTCCTTGAAATTTCTAAACCACTCTGTTTGGTAATTGGTACCATTGATCTTGAGTATTGCATAGAGTTCTTGGGTATTCATTCGGACTGCAATATAAATATTTCCAGAGCTATCGAAGGCAAGTCCTGTAAACATCGCTTTGTCGTAATAAACACCAAACGCTTCGCTTGGACTGCGTTGAATTAAATACCCGGTTGATGGCAAAACAATCTGACCTTGCTTATCAAGAATTGTTAGGCCAGGGCTGCTATTTCCGTAACTATATGCTTCATTAAAATAGAGGTAGATCTTGTTCCCCCTCGGTCTAATCTCGCTGATAGGCGCATTAATGTCGGATCTAAAGAATCCATCAAAAGCACCCCTATAAAGCCTAGACCATACGAGATCTCCAAACTGGTTGACCTTGCAAACTGCATGCCTATGCCTGTATGTTCCAAATGGCGCACTGCCCTGCTCCGAAGGGAATGAGAGATACATTGCAAGATAGACAAATCCCTCATTGTCACCCGCAATATGATAAACATAAGGGAGGGACGAATACGAGTTTATCAGATCATCTTTTACGGAAAAGCAAAAACTTGAAATTACATCGCCTGTTTGTGGATTGATCTTGGCAACATAGTTGTTAAACTTTGGCGACGAAAGAATTGAAGTCGTTGACATACTAATCCATACTGACCCATCTTCGCCTATGGCCATTGGCGGCCTTGTGCTTGGAAGATTGACATAGTTTGCATCTGAATCGTTACAGATGTAACGTCTTGTCCAGATTTCGACTCCTAACGGATTAAATTTTGTCAGCAAGTACCCCTGATCATTAGACGCACCTTGATAGGTTCCGTAGATATAACTATTACCAGAGGAGTCAACCCAGGCCGACTGAACTGGAGTGCTAGGGTTGCCTGTATTTGAATTAGTGGAAAAACCACCCGTTGCGCCATACTCAGGTGTTTCTGATGTATAGGTTGACCAGCTCCAAACATTGTATTCAAGCTCTGAATCGCCTTCGCAAGAGTAAACGCCATCTGGTTCAAGCTGAGTACCAAGTCTCAATGGACCCGTGGTAACAAAGTCTGCGCTACCGACAACAAGACCGTCTGCACTGGTATCAACCGAAGAGTTGGTGATTAGGATTTTTGTTGAATAATAAACAGTGCTTGAGTTCTTTTTTTTATCACTATTTGGCCCAGCCTTGGCGACCGAATTGCCGCGATCAAGATAAAATCTGGCTAGGGCTTCTGAGCCGTCACCTGTCAACATAGCTACTCTTAGTAAGTTGTAGCTGTCAAGGGTTGTCTCTGAGCCGTAAATATTAACAAGAAAGTCTGTGGTTCCAGAGCCACTGATAACAGCTTTTAGGCCAGAAAAATACTTTTCGCCAATCTCACTCACATCAATGGCATTGCTACTTGTGCTGAGAGTCCATTGCCTTGCGTCACCCACAACTTTCCAGGTTACATACTGAGGGCCAGCTTGCCAATACTGATCAAGCTTTTCAGGCGCAATAGCAAGAGTTGTCTCTTGTGATATTGGGTAATTTGGATTATTGAGGAGAAAATAATATATCTTGGTCAGCTCAAGACTTTGACATGAATGCCCCTTGAGCGCCAAAAGAGAAATCCGTGACTGGACGCCGGAAAGGGACACTCTGGTATTTGAAGTGTTAGAAAGAGCACCGACAATCGTTGAATGAATGCTTGCATTGCCGAGTTCGTCCAAAAAGATGTAGCCATTAAATGTTGTCGCCACACCGCCAACAGAAGCAGTCAGAACAACTTGATCACCAGTCCATATCTGATCACTGTCGAGCATCAGGACGCCAGTGGCGGTGTTAATTGCGCCAACAGGAAGGATCACGGGAGGAATAAGCTTCCTGCGAAACTCAAAAATTGCCTTCCTCCCGTGTAGAGCCATTGCTAACTGAATACGTCGATAACCCAATCTACTCAGAACGAAAAGCCCTCAACGATAGAGCTACTCTTGGATAGAGTCGAGGTGCGATGTGTCAACTACGGTCTTCGCCAGGCAACAGCAGCGCTATGACACTGCAGCTGAATGGGCGAGCGTGAATCCTGTTCTGCTTTCTGGTGAAATCGGAATTGAAAGCGACACTGGAAAGTTCAAGTTCGGGGACGATGTTTCGACCTGGAATACACTTCCTTACGCATCCGGCACATCGTCCAGCGGTGGAACGCTTGCCATTGAAGTTCATGAGCACACCACTGGATCTCTAGCTCCTGGCGCGACTGAGGATTTCAGCATCCCAGCCGGGACAGTTTTCAAGCTGCTGAGCGTGCAGGCATCAACACCTGCCTGGGTACGTGTCTATGGCACGACAGCGGCTCGCAGCGCTGATGCCAGAACGCAGCCTGGGCCTCCAATTCCAGGATCCGGCTCTGATTTTTACGCCGAGCTGGCAACGGTGGCCGCACCACAGGCCATCAAGCTCTCGCCGGTCCCAACAGTCCAGGGAACCTCCGGCTCTGCATTTATCCGTGTTGGCAATCGCGACACTGTAGCGCGTGTTATTTCGCTTGATTTCACCACCCTTAAACTTGGAGCCTGATCATGGTTTGCACCAAAGAAATCTATACCGCTGTTGCAACATGGACTATCTCCGAGGTTGCCAATCTGTTTAAGGATGCGTTTATCGACGCAGGCCTAATGGTGGACTGGTTTGATTCATTTCTTAGTGGAGGAGTAGAAAATCGAATATTGCGTGTTCAGTATGATGCCGCTAAGGCATACGGCACTACCTTTTACTGGTTTAAGTTTCAGAATTTCACTTCTATTACAATTAACATAGCAACGGGGTGGAATGCGACGACACATCTTCCTACGGGAACTCGATACCTTGACTATTTCGACACAGTTACAAATAGCACTAACACTGGATACAGTTTTACACCTGGAATATCCACAACCACTACGGCAAGATTAACTCGCTATACTTCAGGCATAAATTCGGATCAAAGCTGGTTTGTTTTTGAAACCAGTTCTCAGAGAAGGGCATTCACAATTGTCCATCCTGCCGAGACACTTCAGCCTTGGATTGACCTTAACAAGGGATATTTTTCTGGGTTTTACTGGGTAATACCCAGTACGTCTGCCAACATGGGTTTCCTTAGCTGGGGTACCGGCCCTCTGCTTAGGCGAGAAGTTATCAAGGGCTGCGCTTTGCATGGAAACACGGATTCAGGTGAATATCTTACCACTCCCTCGGATGAACGCATTTTAGGTTATGCCGCCGCAGGAAACCAGCTCAACGGAGGGTCGGCCAACTACAACAATAATCAGCCGTATATCTGGCTCCCGGTGGGATTCTCGTCAAGCAATCCCGCTTTTACGCAAGATAGCAATCCAATTTTCTACGGACTTCCGTACACTCCCTATGTTCAATCACCGTTGGCAGACGATATTGGTATAACTTTTCACTATGCTACTAACAATTTTGCCGTGGGCGATACATTTGTGGTTTCTCCAGGGGTCGAGGAGTGGGAGGTGATGGACTTCCTCGCCAATGGATCCCCAGTAACTGGTGCTTCGCCTTTGTTTCTAGCGAGGGTAGTCTGATGGCAGTCATCAATCAAAGCCCAGCGGGTCAGCCCAGCATTTCCTCCAGTACGATTACGTTTAACGACGTAATCGCTACTGGATCACCCTTCAGGCAGTCAAGAAAGACTGTCGAAGCACCTAGCGCCAAAGTTACCCTTGGTGATTCTACTTCACTTTCCGTCACGGGACAGCTTTGGCCCCTTGGCCTTATTTAGCGATGACTTACACGCCAACAGTAGGACAGATCTGGCCTCAAGGACAACCTAAGCAGAAGAGAAAGAATAGCCTTTTTGGTTTTTTTGATGCAGGTCAATACCTGATTGAAGGGTACAATCAGCCTTTTTCTACTGACGCGATAATTGCTGACCCAGAATTCGACAAGGTGACACTCCTCCTAGACATGGAGGGCGTAGCAGGAAGCTCCACTTTTGTTGACCGAAGCAATGCCGAAAATATAATCACTCCGTTCAATGGTGCAGCCATATCGAACATAAGAGCAAAATTTGGCTCAGGGAGTTACTCAAATAGTAATCAGAATCGGTATTTAGAAATTAACGGAACAGCAGGCTTAAGCTTTCCGGGTGATTTTACAATTGAAGTTTGGTTTTGGGCCGAAACCTCTCAGCCTGCCTATCCAGCAGTATTTGAAATTGGAAGCTACACAAATGGCATCCTGTTTCGACCCTACCATAGTGGAGGCGGACTCTGGATTAACGGGAACAATTACGGCGACTTTTTGAATGAAACATTGATTCCAAAACAGCAGTGGAATCACGCTGCCTTTGTGAGAAGCGGAAGCAGTTTTGTCTGCTATCTAAATGGTCAGATTGACAAGACTGCCACAATTTCTACCACCGTCAATAGCACACTCGCACCTTCCCGTTTTGGAGGTGCAACCCACACAAGTGGACAGCATCTTAACGGCTACATTGATGAAGTTAGAGTAACAAAGGGCTTCGCCAGATACCTCGCACCTTTCACACCGCCAACAGAGCCATTTCCGATTGCACCGGATCCTGAGCCAGAACCAGAGCCACCATCAGGAAGTGATCCTGATTTCTCCAGCGTCTCGCTGTTGCTGCACATGGACGGCACCAACGGCTCGACAACGTTTACGGATAGCAGCTCCAATGCCGTAAGCGTCACGGCAGGCGGCAATGCGCAGGTCAGCACAACAGATCCAAAGTATGGAACTGGATGCCTAACTCTTGACGGCAGTGGCGGTTATTTGGCAGTCGCAGCAGATGCTGACTTCCAGTTCGGCACTGGAGATTTTACTGTTGAATGCTGGGTCAATCCAAATAGCGGGAACTCAAACAACGGACTGTTTACTTTTGGCGGGACTAACTCTGGATTGGCAGTTGCTGTATATGTCGGCCAATGGGTTTTAACTACGACAGGAGCAGGTGGATTCTCTATGGGGGCTGTCACAACAGGCACGTGGCAGCACCTTGCGGTTGCAAGAAGGGGATCTAGCTTGCGGATGTTTATTGACGGCACTCAAATTGGGTCAACACTAAGCAATTCAACAGACCTAAGTGATAATGCCTTAAAAGTTGGGTACTATTACAGCTCTAGCTTCTCAATTAACGCTAGGATTGACGAGTTCAGGGTCACCAAGGGCGTCGCTCGGTACACCGCAAACTTCACCCCACCCACCGCGCCGTTCCCAAATAGCTAGCCAGGCTCTGCAGCACTGTGGATAGAAAGCTGTCAGCCGCAGGTGAATTGTTCATTAAGCATAAAGAAAAGCTCCACCGGGTTCAGCGAGACGGAAGCATTGCGAGCTATTTATGCAAGAACAATGTCTGGACAATTGGCTACGGTAGCACTTTTTTCAAAGGAAAGCCCGTCACGGCTGACACGGTGATCACCCGTGCGGAAGCCGAAGCCCAGTTTCAAGCCGATATTCAATCTGCATGCGCAGACGTTCATCGTTTGATCAAAAAGCCTCTTACAGACGCCCAGTTTTCAGGCCTAGTGTCTTTCATCTATAACATAGGCCCTACAGCATTTGCCGATAGCACGTTAAGGCGTCGAATCAATGCCGGAGAAGATGTCATGACAGTGGCAAAGCAAGAACTGCCGCGATGGGTTAATGATGAAAACGGAGAAGTTGTCCCTGGTCTTGTTAGTCGTCGCCAAGCTGAACTGGCATTGATGGTCGATGCCACGCAGTCCGATACGCCTACGGTTTCGATGGACTTCAGAATTGCCGATGCTGCCAGGTTCGACCGGGGCCTTGACTGGCAAAAGGATGCCTGGGAATGGTTGATCGAGAACGCCCCTGAGAGGGCATGGGACCAGATGCAGCAGGCCTTGCCGGATTCCGTGGTCGCAGGCTTCGCGATCCGCTTCCGCAATGGACTGAGCAAGCCATCTGTCATCCCCCCACCGAATCCAATCAGGCCGTCAAGGCCCAACCCGCTGATTGGCATCCCAAAGTTTACGCAACGGGATAGCCAGTGGATCGCTCAACGCGACCGAAAATGTTACAGCTCATCCAATGCCATGTTGGTTGAGTATCTCAAGCCAGGGACACTACCAGGGGCAAACGGTGATGATATTTACTTTGCCAAACTGGCCAGCTTTGGTGGTGATACAACTGAATGGCCATCCCAACAGCGGACACTGGCTGCCTTTGGGATCAAAGCACGGCTAGTTCAAAATGCTGACTGGTCACTCGTTGAACAGCAGATTGAAGCCGGAAAGCCTGTTCCCCTTGGATACCTTCATCGAGGGCCTGTCTGGGGACCAAGAGGTGGCGGACACTGGTGCCTGTGTTACGGATTTGATAAAACTCATTTCTGGATTAGCGATCCGTGGGGTGAACCTGATCTAGTCAGTGGTGCAACACTGAGTCAAGGAAACTGGCAAGGCCGCGTTAGTCGATTGAACTTTGGTAAACGCTGGATGGTGGAGCTAGCTCCAGATGGCAGTTATCGCTACGCACCTGGAAAAGGTTGGGCGGTTGTTGTTGACAGCGTTAGCTAAAAAAATACCCGACGCATCAGTTTTGACGCATCGGGCATTTAGTGGATCTGCGGAATTCTGACTGAGGCCTTGCCCTTAAGTCATTCTGTAATTACCTCAGTAGGTAATGCCTTCATGACGCAGGAGCAGGTTGTCGGGGCTCACCTCAAAGGCATCGCAGAACTTGCTGAGCGCATGGGCGTCAATCTGTTTGTGTCGATTGGCACGGATACGTTGGATCGTATTGCGGCTCAGGCCGGTCTTGCTGACGAGATCCTCCACGCTCCACTGACGGCGGAAGCATTGAAACTCAATGTTCCTGCTGTAGTCGGAAAGCATCTGGACTTCGATTTGAGGCTTCACAGTGCGGGGCATTGGATGCGGTCGCTGACGAACACCATTATGCACACAAGGACAAGCCCTTGAGAAATGCCCGTGACCGTTTCCTCGGAAATGCAAACCCAAGGCAAAGCGCTTGATACGACTGGGCTGGTGCCTGTTCCTAGGCTTGAGCAACGGCCAGAACACCGTGACTTGTGACATCCATTGGATTGATGGCTCGCATTTAGTCACAAAGAAACAAACGCGAAAGCAATTCCGCAAATCAATCCTGGAAGCATGGAACTGGAAGTGTGCATATTGTCACTGCAGCATTAACAAAGCGCCAACTCTCGATCACATCATTCCAGCAAGCAAAGGCGGTTTGACAGTTGAAAGCAATCTTGTTGCCTGCTGCCAGGCCTGCAACGTTGCCAAGAGCGACAAGCCGGTATGGCAGTGGTACAGGGCTCAGCCTTTTTACGCCGTTGCACGCGAAGCCCTGATCTGGATTTGGCATTACGAAAAGACCAAGCATGAAAACAGACACGATCATGCCCTTGAATTTTTAAGTGTGATTTGACAGGAGTGAAACCTTCCGACTAGAACTACCGAACACCGAATCCCTGTTCACCACAGGGCGGACAAGCCCTTGTATCAAGGCTGCTCTGTTAAACTTCCTTCACACGGAAGGGGTCACTGGTTCGAATCCAGTATCGCCCATACAGGGATTTCGGTGATTCTGTGATCACACGAAAGCCATGGCATCAATCAGGTCCGTGTCTGGGAAGTACCAGGCCCAGATCCGGCGGAAGGGGCTGACCACCAGCAAGACGTTCTCCACCCGCGAGGAAGCTGAGCTGTGGGCTCACCGGCTTGAGGCTCCCCACGTCGTCACCAGGGCGGTCCAGGGCGGCCTCAGGACTGTCTCCGAGGTACTGCAGCGCTACGAGGCCCTGGAGCTGCCCAAGCACCGCTCAGGCCCCATCGAGGGCTACCTGCTGCGGCACATCCATCGGCACTGGCTGGGAAGGGTTCGCTGTGACGAGTTGAACCCTGGCCACCTGGCCCAGTACCGGGATGACCGCCTGCAGGAGGTGAAACCAGGCAGCGTCAGGCGGGTGTTCAACCTGCTGCGTCCAATGATCGACGTGGCCAGGGATGAATGGGGCGCCCCGTTTGAAGGCAACCCAGCCCGCAAGGTCACGGTGCGAGTGGGAGATGACTCGCGCCAGGGACGCCTGAGCGAAGACCAGATGCAGGCCCTGCTGCAGGCCCTGGCCCGCAAACGCAACCCTGAGATCGTCAGGGCTGTCGAACTGGCCCTGGAGACAGCAATGCGGCGTTCAGAGCTTTTGTCCCTCACATGGGATGACATCGACCTGGAAAACCGAATCGCCAAGCTTGCAATCACAAAAAACGGTCATCCGCGAACCGTGGCCCTAAGCCCGAGGGCGATTGAGCTGCTGCTAAAAAGCGATAAACGTACTGGGCCAGTGCTTCACTGTTCAGCCAGTGCAATCAAATGCGCTATGGCAAGAGCAAAGGTAGAAGCGGGGATTGCTGACTTTTGCTTTCACCAGACCCGTCATGAGGCCATCAGCCGCATGTGGGAGCAGGGGCTGAATGAAATTGAGATCTCCAGTCAGTCCGGTCACAGGGACTTCAGGATGCTACGCCGCTACAGCCATGTGCAGGCCACAACCCTGGCTGAAAAGCTCAAGCGGCTGAATCCTCGTTGATGGCCTTGAGGTAAGCGGCCCACTGCTCAACGGTCAGCACCACCCGCCAGGTTCCGCCACGGAACCGCACCAGGGTGGCGGCAAAGTCAGCTCCGGCATTGTCGGCCTGCACCTGGGCACCCTTGGGCTTGATGCGGGCTGCAGCGGCGGTATCGGCCCAGTTGGCGATCTGCACCGCATGGTTGGGGATCCCATCAAGATCCCCCACGTCGTCCTGGCGTCCAGCACCAAGCTTGCGCCTGACAGGAAAGCCAGTGATCTGGCTGAGCAGATCAGCGGCCTCCCTCTCGGCAGAATCACCCTTGCGCTTGGCTGGATTAGCCATATCAGCTCACCATGAGGCGGTTTCCAAAGGAAAAGGGAAACGACAGCACCACAGCCTGATTTTCACTTGCGGAGTAGCTCTTGCCACTACAGATCAAGCTGATGCTTGTCTGTGAAAGTGAATACCGCTTGCCAATACTGAACTGGGACTCACCATTGCGCCAGCGAGAGCGAATATCGCTCACTTGATCATCATCAAGAAAAGAATGGCCACGACCACGGCGAATTGGGTCAAGCTCCAGGGGTGGACGCCTGGCTACACGCCGAATAGTTCTTGAGATGGTGGCTGGAGAAACATTGACAATGGCGCCGATATGTTCACTGGGATAACCTTGAGAACGAAGATCCCAGATCCTGTTTTCAGTGCGGATCGAAACGCGACGACGTTGCATGAGTTTAGATGGTTTTAAGCACTAGAATCCCGCGTGCTTTCGGGAATTTGTTTGAAAGAATCTGCTTGGCAGAAGAAGCTGTGTAGGCAGCAATTACGACATTCTCAACAGCATTGCCAGGAAGGGAGACTTTGCAGAGAAACTTGCTTCGCTGAATGGCGGCCATGAGCAAAAGGGGGAGCATGTAACTCCCCCGCAACGGTGCTAGAGATCAGAAGGGGATGATGTCATCCTCAGAAGAGTCATCAAGAGGGGAAGCTGTTGAACTTGAAGGAGTGCTGTTCTTGGACAGCAGCTCGACTCGCGAGGCCTTGAGAACGTGCTTGCTGCGCTTGGCCCCTGTTTCCCTGTCCATCCATTCTTCACGAACAACGTTGCCGCTGACGTGAATCACAGAACCCTTGGGGGCGTAATCCATGATGACCTGACCCGTCTTGTTCCAGGCCTCAACATCAATACCATTCTTGATGTATTCGCCGTCCTTGTCTTTGCCTTCACTGAGGCCTCCGAAGAACTTGACGACGGATGTACCGCTTTCAAAATACCTTGCTTCGGGATCGGTAATGACCCGAACAAGTCCGCTGGCGTAGAGAGACATGATGCTTAAAGGGGGGATGAATAGACTTTTGAAATGGTCAGGCTTGTGATTGCCTAGGCGCAGTCAAGGTAGACGATGCGCTGAACTGGGAATCCCAACTGAATCAACGCCTGACCCCGCTGAGAAGCAATATCCACATCCACAAAGGAAGTGGCTTCCCTCGGCGTGGAGGTGGCGACGATGCGCCCTTCGGAGTCTTTGAAGAATCCATCAGGACCGAGCAGCAGGTAGCGGAACCGGCTGACCCGCAATGGGGACAAACCTGGCCAGCGCGGTTGAGGAGTCGAGATTGTCATTGGCTCTGTTGATTTGATTGTGTGTTGCATAGAGCTTGTAAAGAATTTCCCCTGAGACGGAGTGACGCATTGCGTAGGGATAAAGCTGGTCAGCCATGATCGAGATCCTTGCGAAGTTCGTCCTCACTAAGATTGTGGATCTGGTTGGCGCGAGTCTCCATGAGGGCTTTGAACTCGTCAGAACTTGTGGAGTCCATCGCGCAAGCTTGAGCAACCTGCAGGCCTCTTTTGATCACATCCAGAGTGAAGTCTGGACTTTTGGTGAGATGAAAAGCAAGGGTGAAAATGACGTGCTCGGTTGGATTCATGTGATCAACCGAAGGGATTTTCAGGATCCTGCTCAGAGGCCTGCCCTGCGGCGGGACGGCGACCAGGCTTGTTGACCAGTTGCTCATTGGTACGAGGATGCTTGCCCTGGTTCAATGCAGCAATGGCGTTATCAGTCAATCCATTGAGATGAACCTGGGGATCATTCTTGTAAGCAACCCCGAGAAAGTCATCGACAGTTTCGATGTCAGAAAAGGCCAGAATGGAGCTGTAAGCCTTGATGAGAGCACGCTTCCCTGTAGCGGACAGTCGATTGACCGCTGCCAGAAGGCGCTCTTCGATGCTCACAGGGGCAGCAACCGACGCCTCTGCAGGCTCTGCCGCTGGAGGTGCCTCGTTCGCTTCCACGTCAACCACTTCAGGCTGAGAAGCGGCAGGGGGCTGCACAGGAGGAGCAGGACGAGCACTGGTTACAGGAGCAGGCTGAACTTCTTGAGGTGGATTGACAGCGGGTGCAGGCACGACATTGACTTCAACAGCGCGATGATCGGCCTGATCCATCTCTTCCGTAGTGTAAAGACCGGAGAGATCAGCAGGAAAGCCAGAGCGCAGCGCCTGAGCTTCGGCACACTTGCCCAGCATCACGCTGGGCATCTTCGTCCATAGCCCCTGGCCAGCGTTGTAGTCACGGAAGAGGGCAACGCCAACGAAGGGATGGGGGCAGCCCTTGCGGTAAACCACACATTTGGCCGCAGAGGGAGGCTTATCATCAAGCCATACCTCCTGCCATTGGCCATCAGTTCCACACCAGAATCGCTGTGAGCCGCCAAGCTCACCAGTGCGCTCAGCGATAGCCCGAAGACCGTCAATCGAAACCTGGACGGTCATCTTTCCGCCACGCTTGATGGCGTAGATCTGCCTGGAGAAAGGATCGAGGCCAGTCCGCTGGCAGTGATAAGCAAAAAGGCGCAGTTCGTCAGTATTGCAGCCAGGAGCGATAACGCTGGCAACCAACTTGCGTTGATCGTCGGACCAGGCAATATCAGAGGATGCGCCATTGCGCGTTGCAAGTTCAGATGAAGTCATGGAGCGTTGCTCGGACAGTCAATAAGGTATCACGGTCAGGCCTGTGTGTCAAGCCCTTGTCCAGCTGAGGCTAGGCAGCCTTCAGCCAGGTTTTCAGCTCAGGATCCAGGAGCTGCCAGAACTTGCGCTGACCCCCATCGGGCCAGGCGAAAGTCTCCAGCATTTGGCACATTTCCTCTGCCTTTGTCTCATTGACATAGGCCTGTCTAACCATGAGCAGCAAATCGTCATAGCTGTCATCAACATCAACTGCAGAAGGAAATAGCGGAGTAACCGTAGTGGGATCAACGGCGAAGCGAGGTGCGTTCCATGCGGCAAAACGTCGGACAGTTCGACCCGCAACAATCGTGGTGTCGCAGGCGATCAACCCGCTAAGGCGAAGCGTGATAAGAGCCTCGTTGATCTCACTAAGCGGAAGGTTGATGCGATCAGAAATGTCGTGATTGGTAAGCCAGTGCTGTGTTCCGGCAATGTTGAGATTCGTGTTAATCCAGCGAGCCACCTTCATCTGACTGTGCCAGCTATTTTCGGTTCCAAGGGAGCCGACGATATACCAGCAATAGCGCTCAATTTTCCGACGCAAGACAAGCTTGCCCTGGAAGCCTGAACGGCTCTTTTGATAGTCAAGAATAAAGTCACCATCTTTCTTGTCCCGCGTCAACTTCCAAGCTTCGCTCACATTGTCCACATAGGTAGTGGAATCACGAAATTCATCTTGCTTGTTCAGGTGATGCAAGACGACAAAAGAGCACTCGTACCGCTCTGCAATATCGCGCAGCTCATAGAGACAGTCGCCAGCGCTGGAGCTGGTGCGATCAGCCGCGATACCAGCCGTGGTGCTGGTCAGGCTGTCAATGATGACCAGGGAGGGCTCAATCTGCCGAATCTTCTCTTCAAGAATGTCGATCTGAGAGAAACGCCAAAAACGGATAAAGCTAACTCCACCACGGGGTACGCTAGCTATGTCTATCGTTTGTAGCTTCTCCTTGGTGTCGTGACTACTTTCATCAGTGCTGATGATCAACACCTTTCCGCGCACGACAGGTAGCTCGCTCCATTCCTCGCCAAGGGCTACGTGCTTGGCCAGGTTGTAGCAGAGGGTGGTGTTATGCGTAACGATAAAATCATCGGTAACATAAAGATGATCGCTATCCTCAACGTAAATACACTGCGCCTCTTTTCTGCCAACATACTCAACTTTGTCAATAACCCGCTGAGGTGGATACTTTGTCGGCGGATTCCACTTTGACCTGCGATTTAGTTCGGCCAGGAAAGGGCAAAACTGAGAAGGTAGTTTAAAGGTGACTCGATAACTTGACTGACCAAGCCGTTTTTCACCATTGTGAGTGTATGTAGTTGTACGGGTTGCAATAGTAGCGGTGCCGCCAAGGGAGCAGACAAGAAACCTCACATCTTCCGCGAGCTGTCTTGAAACAGAAGTGAATGAAGTAGAAGATCTGTCTACGGTCCCATCCGTATCCATCAATCCTTGGAGTACGGCAAGACGTACCTCAACAGTATTGTATAGATACTCTTGCGGCACGAACTTTTCCGAGGATTTCTTTCCGGCAAGACCGTATTCCCTTAGCGCGTTCAGGACTTCGTTATCCTGATAGACCCGCCCTCTTTGGCTTCTAGTCCCGACACCGCAAATGCTGAAGGACTGAGCCTTGGCGGGATTACCATTGATGTAAGCAAGCTTACCCACACCCTCTAGCCTGTTATTCATTTCAAGAAGAACAGTCGTGCTAACGCTTGTAAAGCGTGGTGTGCCGTCGTATAGAGTTCCATCCCCAATCAAGGCACCTAATACCCATGGGTCCAGGTGAACCGGCTGAGACGCAAATTCGACAGGCCCCGGAGTGGGTATGTAGTGATTGCGATTTTGCCTCTTTCCGCAACGAATTGTCTCCCGAATCTGCTTCAGGGTTTTAATACTACCTTTTTGGCGCTTCCGCGAGCGATCACAATATGTTTCCGTGTACCACAAATGCTCATCGCAGCATTCTGTAGCTGAACCATCGGAAAAAGTTACTCTGTAGATGTCCTTCACCCCCTGAGGGAACACCGATAAAACAGTGGTCGGCTTTCCATTTCCAGCGATAACCTTATCACCTGCTTTAAGACTGCCCATCATTCGCCAGCCATTGGGCGTTAAAACCTTGGCATCCAAGGGTTGAGCCTTTCCCGTTCCGCCGGATGCACCCAAAAGCACTACAGAAGCTGCAGGAAGAAAACCAGGAATAATCCAGCGCGGACGCTTTGTAGGCATCGACAGCAGGTCGTGAGCGTCGAGAACCTCCACAACGCCTTGCTGGGACTGAACGCAAGCGCAGTGCTTCATGGCACGCTGAATCGTCCATCCCAGGTCACGCAAACCGGACTGGCGCAGATACTGTGCAACTTTCAGCTCGCGAACCGCTAGATCAGTTGCATCAATAAAGACCCTTTGGAGGCCATCCAGCATATCGTTGACCTCTACATCAACCTGGAGCGCTTTACCTGTCAGCGCAAATGATTGACGCCGATGAATCCATGAGATAATCTTGTAGGTGTCAGCGCCATTGGCAATCGCATCGGCAAGATCATAGCCACCCTTTTCCGGTAAGCGTTCCGCACCCCAATAGAAGTAGTTTGGTCCCTGAACGTAACACCACAAAGCATCAGGAAAGTCCTGGGAAATAGAATCCATGAACTTGACGCCAGGCTTGTCCATATCTGGACAGAGAACTAGCGAGTCACGAATCTGAAACAGCAGATCGTAGTACAGTTCCTTTTTGTAGCCGGTAGAGCCACCAATGAAAGTGATCGCATTCAGTCCCAGGCCGCGCATCAGATCAGCGCACCGTTCACCTTCGACCACAAATACTCGACCGCCATCCTTATCAAACTGGGCAACACATTGCTCCCAGTAGAGGGGGAGAATCTCACCGATCAGAGAAGGCTGCTGCCAGCGCCGAACCTCTTTTGGTCGATGATCCGCAAAGTCGGTGCGCGTCACCGTAGCGGCCACAGATCCATCAATAGTGAAGTAGTCCCACTTGCTCTGGCCAGGCGATGCCTTGACCGGGACTGGTTTGGCAGGGCTGAGGTTGTCGCGAATCAGCGCACGGTGTTCCTCAGAATCGTCTGCCCAGCAGTTGTAGGCACCAGTGGCCAGATTGACGGAAAGGTTGTGACCGCCACAAGCGGGGCAGAAATACTTTCCATGTTCTCGCGGATTGGGCTCAAGTCGATCCAGGTGGTCACGAATGTCAAATGACATGAAAGCAAAAACGATGGATACAGGCGCAAAAGTGCAGCCCAGGAAAACAGCTGTAGGGCGGGGGGAACCCTTCGACGCCCAACCGGCATGATCATGACACGTTGAAATGGCCTTGTCAAGGCAAGGGCAAGTGTCATGCCCGTTTTAGGAAGAAAAAGCTAAAAAAATCATAAACATCCGATGAAAAACGAAAGCTAATGACTGTGCGGTGGTTGGCGTTGCATTGATTTGCTAGTGTTTCAGAGAAGGCGGCAATGATCTTGATCGGATCCGCTTGGAATTGCAATTAACCAACAAACATGATTGACCTAGAAGCGCAAGTCACGAAGGGGCAGGCTGCACTGGGCCAGCTCATTCGACAGTTCCTTGCTGTCAATGACTTCAAACATGTTCAGTTCATGTCAATGGCCCATGCAGTCAGCGGGGAAAGGTGGTTGCACTCTTCACAGATTTCCACACTGAAGAGAGGAGCGACAAAGAACCTGACCGGCTTTCCATTGTATTCAGTAGCATTGGTCAACAAAAAGATATGGGAAATCAATAGAGGCTTAGCTGGAATTCCAAGCGGTACGCGCAAAGAGGACTGGGAGAACAAGCTGCCAATGACAGATCCCGAAGGCAACCCCTTGGGCATTGGTGATCTATGGAAGATTTACTTTGGTGAGATGCAAGCACCTTTCTTTAATGAGGTAGACGCGACTCCTGGCATTGACGAAGAAAGCGCGAGAAAGTCATGTAGCCAGATTTACTCATTATTTAAAACAATATCAGCAAAGAATGACATAGACTCTTTGACATTTGTTCAGAAAGCGCTGGAGGCTTATCCGTCAACAGACAAAGACAAGAAGAGGCAAGCAAAAGGAGTCCTGCTTGGCGTGACTATCTTGACGCCAGACGAACTAATGGAGTCTGCTGATGAATACGCTGAAATGCTTAGCAAGTTATCGGGTGTCAAGATAGAGGTTTACGATATTCTTTATCATGATATTAGCTCTAAAGTGGATATAGACTAGGCAGCTTCTTGGGTGCCCTGGCTCTGTAACGCGCTTGGTTGTATGTCAATCCAAGAACCTCTGATGCTTCCTTGATAGAACTATAAACATTGCCGGTCATCTGATCTTGAACAGGCTGACATCTTTGATGCAGTGATTTGCGCCCACAGTCGGAGCACATTGTCGAACAGCCTGAAGAGATATTACTGAAGATCACGGTATGAACGGTATTGCACTTCAAGCATCGTGCCCGCACCCTGCACCTGGCTTTGGAGGTAGAGGCCGATGAAACGGGTTCAATCGAAAGAATCAGCCAATTGGCGAAAGTCTTTCCAATCTGTTCGCTCATCCATTGACGGAAGCGAATGACATGTCGCTTCAAGCCAATCCCTTCAGACAAGAGCTTATCAAGACGACTTGGCGAAAGCATCATATCTTCAGCAATCTCTTCAAACGATTCACCGGATTCAGAACGCAAATAAACAGAAACCGCTTGAGCGCGCTTGAAGGATGAACGCAGCTTGACGGGAGTTGCATCACCATAGATACCGATGAGAATCTGCCTGACACGCTCACGACTAATGTGAGTTTGACGCGCAATTTCTGCGTGACTCAAGCCTTCTGCGTGAAGCTTAGAGATCAGGCTGTCACGTTCCACGTTTGCATTTTTCATCGCTAGCCAGGGAGGAGGGATAATTGCGGCGAGTAGCTCGCCAAGATTACTGAGAGATAGAAATGGAAAGAGATTTAATGAAGCGCTTTCAAGATGAGCGACTAAGGAGAGTGATTAACAATATTGACAACATTGAAGACTTGCGCAAGCTTTGCCTAAAGATTTACGAAGCAAAGACAGTTCAGGAGCAGGTCATGTTGAAAATGTTATTCAACACCAAGAAGCTGTCGCAGAGTGAAATCGAGAGGCTGCTTCCAAGGCCAAGCTGGCCAGGAGAGCCTGGCCCCAATGCTTGAATCAACTCCTAGCGCTTTTTCCCTCTTCCAGCATGATGCTGCGCTTCCAGGACATACCGAACCGTTTTGACAAGCTCAAGCAGTTCTGTGTTCCATGGCGTTGCGGAAAGCTCGCTGATGATCGAATCAAGGCGACGTGGCGAGCATTCTTTGATAGCAACACTGACATGCGTGCAGAGAACGGCAAGCTCTCGATCATTCATCAGACTTGCAAATCTGCCTCCTTAACGAAAACACCATCAATCATTCGACCTTTGCGATCTTTGATTTGATTCCAGGCTAATTCAATACAGTCTTCGATTTTGACGTTCAACTGCTCGGCAAGAATGGTCAAGACCACCACAGCGTCGCCAATGGCGTCACAGGCTGCATCAGTTCTACCTGGCTTGCTGATTCCCTCAGCAAGTTCACCAATCTCCTCAATCAGCTTCACAAATTGAGCCTGAGGAGAGGAGCCTTCGATCAAGTTGCGATCAAAAGCCCAGTCGCGAATGAAGGGAAAGCGGTTAACTCCACCCATGGGAAGATTGCTCATGACACTACAAAGCAGACTTCAGCTTGCTTGCCGCTTCGGGTAGGACGGCGATAGCTTTTACCAGTGCGCGGGTCGATGCGCGTTTCAAGTAGTCCCTTCAGGAACAGTTCACGCACCCTGGCAGAACTGGTGGTGTGCCTGAGATTGGTGTAAATCTCGATTTCATCCCTGGTTAGCCCATTGGGATGCTGCCTGACGACAGAAAGAATCTGACGCTGCAGACGACTGACATTTGGAGCGATGTCTTCAGCGGCCTCCTGGGACGTGCTGCTGTAGCGGACATGCGGAGGAATGCCCGTAAAAAGATCGTACTGAGTGACTGCCATTGACCTCAACCCAGCGGGAACACGTCAGCGGAAACAGTCACCTTGGAGGGCTGGGCGATGCCCATGCGCTTTTCGATCTCCTGCTGATTCTTGAGCTTGTCGGCCAGGGCCAGGGTTTCGTCGGAGAACGTCCAGCCAGACTTGGTTTCCTTCAGGCGTGCTTTGCCAGTAGATGCGTCATGAGACTTGTCGCCTTTGTCACGCAAGACAGCACAGATCTGGTCGCGAAGACTGTCATAGATGGCCTTTTGACGCCCAGCTTCTTCTTTTGCTGCAAGAGCTTGGGCAATTAGGGCATCGAGATCAACAGTGGGAGTCTCTGTGGCTTCGATAAATGGAGATTGCATCGTGGGCATTGCCCGAACAACCCCCATACCGTAAGCCGATCATGCCCGCTTGTCAAGCCCGTTTCCAACTGAGCTGAATCCAGGCATCAATGGCGCGGCGCATGACCTCCTGGATGGATTCGCCGGGGAGGCTGGTGGAGAGCAGGCCATCCACCTGTCCATCGCTGAGGGTGATGCTGATCTTTGAGCGGGGGCCACGGAACCGGACAGGCAGCTCAATGGGGGCAGCGGCTGGAGCAGGGGCAGCAGCAGCAACAGCAGCAGCGCGAGCGGGAGACAGCACAGCAGGCTCAGGCAGACTGAGAGGCCCTGTCTCACTGGCCTGACCGAACATGCTGAGCTGCTCGCGGGTGGGTCCATCGGAGGGAGCGGGCGCATCGTCATGCTGATTTTGGGAGGCGTAGAAGGCCTGAACGGTCATCTGCGTCTCAAGAGGTTGACGAATGAACGAGTAAGAGCGGCATTCAATTTCATCCTCAAAGCCATGAGCCTTGTTGGGTCGAACTCGCCCGACCAGAATCTTGGCTCCTTTTGGAATACACTTAAGCCACTTTTCACCATCATTTCCATAGCACTTACCGCGCATGAAATGATTATCATGGATGATATTAACAATCACCATGTCGTTACCCTGGCCTGTCTTGCAGATATATTTAACAAAAGTTGCTTCTAGTTGAGGTGGAAGCGATTGAAAGAACTCATCGCTCATAAAGTCAGCATCGACTTCAACCATTGGCTTGAGAGGTAGAGAACTAGGTTCCAGGGGGCCTGCGCAGCCAAGTTACCACTGTTCACGGACACGCCCTTGACAAACGCCTGTTTCCGTTCCATACTGTCAGCATGTTCGGGCAACGCCCCATGACGACAGCAACCCGCGCCAAGGCCAGCCGCAAGGACGCGCCCCAGGTGCCGATGGAGGAGAAGATCGCAGCGCAGCTCATCGCCGCGATGGAATCCGGTGAAATGAAGTGGCGCAGGCCTTGGGACCAGTGCGGGGGTCGCCAGCAGAACCTGATCACCGGCCACCGTTACACCGGCTCCAACTGGATCCTGACGGAACTCCTGGCTGCCTGCCAGGGCTGGTCCCACTTCTGGATCACGTTCAACGGGGCTCGCTCCAATGGCCTGACGGTTGAGAAGGGCAGCAAGGCCACCTACATCCTCAAGCCCCTGCCGGTGCGGATCGAGGTGGACGGTCCCGATGGAGGCACGCCCGAGACGGTGGCCTTCACCCGCTTCAGCGCTACCCCGGTCTTCAACGTGGCGCAACTGACTCCGTGCGAAAGACTGGATGAGCTGGTTGCAAGCCGCACCAAGGGCCTAGAGAACCGCAGCGAGCCGGAGCGTCTCGCCGCAGCGGAAACCCTGCTGGGCCAATGGCCAGTGCAGCCGGTGTTTCAAGGGGACCGGGCCTTCTACGCCCCCTCCGAAGACAAGATCGTGCTGCCCACCCGCAAGCAGTTTCACAGCGCTACCGCCCTTTACAGCACATGGGCACATGAAGTAATCCACAGCACTGGTCATAAAAAGCGTCTGGAGCGTGACCTGAGTGGCCTCTTTGGAACGGCTACCTATGCGAAAGAAGAATTGGTAGCTGAACTGGGCTCAGTATTGCTCTGCAGTCGGATGGAAATTGGCTACGAAATTGAAAATCACGCCAGCTATCTTCAGCACTGGGTAACAATCTTGAAAGAGGAACCAAAGTTTGTGCTGAAGGCCCTGTCTCAGGCAAGGCGAGCAGCGGATCTGGTGTGCCCTCCTGCTGACGAAGCCTGATCACGGGCGTTTTAGGTGATAATGCCCAGGTCAGCCCTGGGCCTCAACCCTTTACAGAAACAGCTTTGAACAAGAAGAAAGCAGTCTCCATCAACAAGAAAACACTTGCCATTGCTGAAGAAAGCACAGGCAAACGTTTGATTCTTTATGTCTGGGTAGCCATCAACAGGTATCTCTTTGAAGGCCAAGAAAAGCCATCACTGCGGCAACTGGCCGTTGACTGCGGAACCAGTAGTGATCGCGTGCGCGAAGCGGTGTCCTGGTTAGAGGAGAAGGGATACTTGGCGGTCAATGTCGATGAACGCGGCATGAGGAGGTATGCCGTGACATAAAAAAGCCTGGGCTACCACCCCCAGGCCACTTCGCTATTGGGGTGAACCTCTCAACCCACACACCAACTCTAACATGGGCAAGAACATCAATCGTGTCCGTCCTCAGGGCGTCATTCTGAGCCACGGCATCTGGGGACACGGGCTGAGCCTCAAGGCTCTAGGGCTGCTCTACATCCTGCTGGATCTCTCCCAGATACCTGCCTGGGAGTTTTCCCTGGCCGGGATGGTGGCGCTGGCTGAGCAGAACGGCATGGGCGATGGCAGGGATTCGCTGCGCACGGCCATTGGAGAGCTGGAGGCCAAGGGGTTCCTGCGGCGCCAGCGTGAGCGGACAGGGGAGGGCACCCTGGCCGGGTCGCAGTGGCTGGTCAGCGATCAGCCCATGGGCTCCGATGGCGAACCAAGGTTGGATCCACCTACGTCGGGAAATCCAACGTTGGTGAATCGCCTACAAGAAGGTTCTTCTTCTAACGAAGAAGAAAGAGGGAAGAAACCCCCTGTGTGTCCCCCATTGACAGGGCTGGAGGAGCCCACCGCCAAGCCGGTTCAAGCCAGGGCCAAGCGAGCCAAGGCGAGCACCGCCGCCGTTGACGAGGCGACCTTTGGCGAATTCGGGTCAGAGGCCGCTGCAGTGCTGCTGGACTGGTGGCAGAACCACAAGAGCGGCGCCAAGACGCAGCGTGCCCTGAAGCTGCAGCTTGGGGAGCTGCGCCAGATTCAGGCCATGGGCGGGAATGCCCTGGTGCAGAGCCAGGCCGAGCTGGCGATCCGCAGCGGCGTCATGCGCGGCAAGGGCTGGTCCCAGATCGACGCCTCCAGATGCCGGGACTACGGCAGCGCAGGCCACGGCAGACCGCACCAGGGGCCTCAGGGAGCCGTGCTGCCAAGCCAGGAGCTACTGGACATCGTTGCCCTTGCCGAAGCCAATCCCAGGCTGTTCAGCGGCGCAGTTGTCGCCAATGGTGCAGTCGAGGTGAGGTACACGGCATTGGTGCGCTCACACTTCGGGTATCCCGAGAAGAGCCGCGTCACCATGGAGCATGCGGTCAGGGATGAGATCGAGGCCCTGTTGCACCAGCTTGACAGCGCCTGCAGCAGTCCCTTTTGACACCATCGTTCAAGGGCTTGCCTGTTTCTCCTGTCCGTGCTATCCTCTGCCCATTGGGCAACGCCTCTTTTTCATCTCATGGAAACCAAAACCAAATTGCCTCAGCAAATCATTGGGCTTTACTCATCGGTAGCCGGTTCGGGCAAATCAACAGTTGCACGAATGCTTCACTCCAGAGGCTACGAAAGAGTTAGCTTTGCAGATCCACTGAAGAACATGGCTTACTCCCTGTTCGTAGATCTTGGAATGAATACGCAAGAAGCCTTTGGAGCGATAACCGAAAACAAAGGAGAGTTGATTCCTAGAATTGGTGTAACAGGACGGCACGTCCTGAGAACGCTTGGAACGGAATGGGGTAGGGATTGCATTCACCCTGAGCTGTGGTTGCGTTGTTGGGAGACGCAAATCAAGGGGTATCCCAAGGCCGTTGCGGATGATGTGCGATTCCCCAATGAGGCAAAACTGATCAAGAGCAAAGGTGGACAGCTCTGGCGTATTATTCGTCCAGGTCATACTAATGACGACGGTGAACACGCCTCAGAAGGTGGCCTAGATGACTGGGAGTTTGATCAGGTGATTGTCAATGACAGTGGACTGGCTGAACTTGCAACCACTGTGTTTGATGCCATCAGCACAAGCTTCACCTCTGATTACAAGATGACCAGCAGGCAGGAAGTAAGAAAGGTCGCATGATTCGGATCGAGAGTCCATACGGAAGGGTTTACAAAGCGCCACCTGGATTGCTCCCTTCCGTAACGACAATTCTAAAAGACACAACACCAAAGCCATTCAGCCGTGAAAACTGGCTTGCCAAGCTAATGCGAAAAGGGTTGTCCGCTTATGAAGCGTCAATCTACACTGAGCGTTGGACTGCAGAAGGAGCATCACTTGAGTTTGCTAATGGAATTGTTCAAGGTTTTATCAACACTCCAATGAGCAGGCGCGAAGCCTCTGCATACGCCGATTGGAAAACTCCACACAGTTCTGAACGGGGAACAAGGTTGCACCATTTTCTTGAAAATAAGCTGCCAGTTGGCGTAGGTTTGAGATGGAACCAGCGACCTGTTGCCAAGGATGCAACCACCGACCTGCTAGTGCAGTCTCTCTGGGAAGCAGGTATCTTGCAGCAGATCAAAGAGGTTGTGTCATTGGAACAGCCTCTTTGGTGGTTTCGGGATGGAATCGGCTACGCAGGAAGTGAAGACATTAGCTACAGGACATATAACGATGAGTTTTTCAATGGAGACTGGAAGTCCAAGGATCCAAAGAATTACTCGCACACAGAGTACGCCCATGAAAACAAGCTCCAGTTGATCGCTTATGCAGCCGCTCGCAAGCAACGAAGTGGCATCCTGGTGAACGGATCGCATATCAACTACTGCTTAAGCGATGGTTCACCTGGGGAACAGCTCATGGTGTCCAAGGCTGAGGCCTATGAGCTGTGGAATGAATGGCATTTTCGACTTAGAGCCTGGTGGTCTACAATGGGTCAAAACCTAAAGGAACTACGCAATGCGTAACAGCGTGGAAACAATCATTGCGCCAATTTACGACGACGCAATTGACCTGACAGGAACCTGGGGTGACTTCAAGCATCCTGACATTTTCCCTGCGGTTTATCGGCGCTGGAGAGCACCGAAAAGCAGCAACGAATGCCAGAAGATGATTGAAGATCTGGCCGGGTTGATTGTCTGCATCAATACACAGTATGACGAAGCACGGGGACAGGCAATACGACTGGGCCTCAACCCAATGCACGACACGCTCACAAAGGACAAGCTGAAGTCGATTCGTTCAGCCCGAAATCGCTATGAGGCAGTGCGCAGAGCATACATTCATTGGCTGAGTTGCACAGAGGGTGACGAAAACGTACTGCCTGAAACCGGCGTAACGCAGTACAGTGCAAAAGCAAGGCTTGATGCACTTGCCGGAGCTGTCAAAAAGCTTCTTGAGGTTTACATTGCCGACTTGAGCGATGAAGCTGATAGCGAAAAGATGCTTGATGAGCTGATTCGACTCAGGAGGCAGTTGGAGGCAGTCTTTGTGACTTGAAAAGGAGACACGCCTGCAATGGCCGAAGAATCTTGTTAAAAGTGTTGCAAAGCGACCCCTAAACACACATGGCAACCAATTCACAAAGCTCATCTGTCATTGCAAACTATCTCTCCGAGATAGGTAAGATCGCCATTCTTTCAAAGGATCAGCAGCTCTTTCACGGCAAAAGAATAAGACGGTGGCTGGATTGGCCAGGTGGTGAAGATGCTGCTCCGGTAGCAATAAAAAGACTGGGCCAGCGCTCAATGAACAGGATGGTGGAAAGCAACCTGAGAATGGTTGTATCCATCGCCAAGAAGTATGCAAATCAAGGCGTGTCAATTGAAGATCTAATTCAAGAGGGAAACCTGGGCTTGATGATTGCTTGCAGAAAGTTTGACCCTGAGCGTGGGTATTGCTTTTCTACCTTTAGCTATTGGTGGATCAGACAGGGGATTACACGAAGCCTGGCGAATACCAGCAGGTTGATCAGGGTGCCATGCAACACAAGTGATTTGACACGGAAGGTCAAAAAAGCACAGGCGGATTGGCTGACAAAGCACAGCCGGTATCCATCGACCAAGGAATTGTCGGAACTATTAAAGCAGCCAGTTGATCGCATTGAATTAGCGCTTCAGGCCACATTGATGCAGCCTAGAAGCTTGGATGAAATCTCACAAGGCGGCTCGCCCCTTGTGGATCTGATTCCAGCCTTGGATGAGGGCAGAGGGGATGACCTGGAAGGGGAGGTGATGATGGACCGCTTGATGGGCATGATCGACAAGCTCCCAACCCTTGAGCGAATGGCCCTGGAAGGTGTGGCTTTTCAACGCCTGACCCATCGAGAGGTTGCCAATCAGCTTGAGCTGAGCACAACCCGCGTAGGCCAGCTCTACAGGCTTGCGGTTCAGCGACTCAGGGAGAGGGTGCAACTGGAAGACGCTGCCCTGGAGGCCTTGAGCTGCAATCAATCGGACACGGCCTTGACATTCGTTCGTGTCCGTGCCAACCTACCGCTTAGCACTGATCAGGCAAGGCCTACAAGTGCAACTCATTCAACACATTCAGATCAAAAAAAGTATGAGAATGTCGCGCTTCCTCTTTAAGGCGCAAATTGCAGCTACAGCAGCCTCACTTGCAATCATCCAAGTACCCGCAGAAGCGTCGTCTCGATGGGTAACGGCAACGGTTTACCACCCCTGGTATCACGGACGCCAAACTGCCTGTGGCCAGACCTATCAGCACTGGAGCGTCAGCGCAGCACATCCATGGTTGCCATGCGGAACAAAAGTACGTGTTGCACATCGAGGGAAAACGCTGATTGTCCCAATTACTGATCGCTGTAACTGCGCAAGTATCGACCTGTCTGCGGGTGCTGCCTCAAGACTGGGTGTTCCTGTCGATGGAATTGCCAAGGTACTAATCAGTCACTGATGGGTAAAGATCGAACCGAAGCAATGTTCCCTGCCACAGCACCAGCAGCAAATCCAGTCTTTTACCGCACCTACTCACGAATAATCAACTCAAAGCGAGAAACGTGGAGTGAAGTCACTGAGAGAACAGTTGAAGGGATAGCCAGGCTCGGAAAGCTGACGAACGATGAAAAGGAATTGCTGCTGCAAATGCAACAGCAGATGAAATGCCTTCCTTCCGGTCGCTGGCTTTGGGTTGGTGGCACGGAATGGATTGACAGGGAAGACAATTACTCAGGGGCCTACAACTGCACGTCCACCAGTCTCAATAGCTGGGAAGCGTTTACCCTCATGATGGATCTTGCCATGATGGGTAGCGGCACGGGTGCAGTGATTGAACCTCACTACATCAGCCAGCTTCCAACCATTCTCAACCACATTGAGGTCTTAGAGGTAATCCCGCCAGGAGGAAAAAGCCAGGGCTCAAGGGCTGAGACGACATCACTATCAACATACCAAGATCCCTTCCTTCTAGTGGTAGGTGACAGCAGGCAAGGCTGGGTTAGCAGTTATCGAGCCATGCTTAATTTGTCCTCTGATCCATCAAAAGGAGGACGGATCAGCTTGATTGTGGATCTGAGCAATGTCAGGCCTGCAGGAGAGCCCCTGGAGGGCTTTGGCGGCACCGCCAACCCAGCCCGGTTGACCGATCTCTATGAGCGGGTGGCGCGGATCCTGAACAGGGCCAGAGGGCGCCAGCTCACCGCCATTGAATGCTGTCTGCTCATTGACGAGGCTGCTGTCACCGTCGTGGCAGGCAACATCCGGCGCAGTGCTGGTATGCGGCAGTTTGACGCGGAAGACCATGAAGCAGCAGCCGCAAAGGATTATCTCTGGAGCCAGGCTGAAGACGGCTCATGGAGGATCGACCCTGAGCGTGATGCTCTGCGGATGGCTAACCACACCCGCGTCTTTCACGCCAAGCCCAGCTACGAGACAGTGCTGACTTCTGTTAGCAAGCAGTTCTACAGCGGTGAAGGTGCAATTCAGTTTGCGCCTGAGGCTATTGCGAGGGCCAATGTCGATGTGTTGGGCAATGAAGCCTCGCGCAAGCACTTCATCAAGCTCTACTGCGAGCAAGGAAAGAAAGCTGCTGGCGACTACCTGAAGATGCGCAAGCCACGGATGAGCGCCCTGGAGGTAGAGCACCGGCTGGAGCGCTATGGCCTGAATCCCTGCGGGGAGATCATCGGGACGGACTTCCACTGCAACCTCTCTGAGGTGCATCTGAACCTGATTGATCCTGCCGATCTGGAAGCGCAGGATGAAGCATTCCGAGCTGGTGCGATTGCTGTTGCGGCGCTGCTAAATCATCAGTTCAAGGTGAAACGCTATAAAGATAGCCGTGACCTAGATCCCATTGTGGGTGTCAGCTTCACGGGCTTGTTCGACTTTTTTGTTCATGCCTTTGGTGTCGAATGGCTCCAATGGTGGGAGAAGGGAAGACCGGATGATGAAAGGGGTCAGGCCTTTCGTCAGATGGAGGCCAGGTATCTCGCCAGGTGGAAGCGAGTGGTGCATGACACCGTGGCGGCCTACTGCAACAGACGAGGCCTGCGCGTGCCCAACCGCTGCACCACCGTGCAACCAGCAGGGACCAAGAGCCTGTTGACCGGCGCCTCCCCCGGCTGGCATCCCCCCAAGGCCCAGCGGTTCATCCGGCGGATCACGTTCCGCAAGAACGACCCGGTGGCGCTGGCCTGCCTGGACTACGGCTACACGGTGGTGCCAAGCCAGTCGGACAAAGATGAGCAGGGGCAGCTACTGAATGATCCATTTGATCCTCGCTGCACTGAATGGCTAGTAGAGATTCCCACGGAAGTGAGCTGGGCAAATTTGCCCGGTGCGGACGTGGTGGACATCAACAGCTTTTCGGCGCTGGCACAGTTTGATTTCTACATGCAGGTGCAGACCTATTACACCGCGCATAACACCAGTGCTACGATTGAATATCGGGAGAATGAGATTGAACCACTGGCAGAAAAGATCTATCAGGCGATAGAGAATGATCGCGGCTACATCTCCGCTGCACTATTGGCGAGGTTTGACGCTAACAGCACATTTCCACGATTGCCATTTGAGCCCATTGATAAGGAAACCTATCAGTACATGAGTGCCCAGGTGGCAGAAAGACGCCAAGCCAAGGGTGATTCAGACTTCCTTGAATCACTTTTGAAATATGACAATGGCTTGCTTATCGAGGCGGGGCCTGCTGGCTGCGATGGCGATAAGTGCCTGTTCTCTGCAGTAACACCAAGCAAATGATCAAAAACGATTCATGGATCCGCGCTCAAGCGGAAGCAGGAATGATTACACCCTACTCACCACATCTAGTGAGAAAGGTGTCAACGGGTTTCGCCTATCCAATGCGACAGGATCGTGACGTGCTGTCCTATGGCACAAGCTCCTACGGCTATGACATTCGCCTATCTGGCGAGGAGTTCATGGTGTTTCAGCATGTTCCTGGGACTGTCGTAGACCCCAAGAACTTCTCTGAGCGGAACCTGCGTCCCGTTGAAAGACATCGCTCTCAATGTGGCGATTATTTTATCCTTCCTGCTCATAGCTATGGGCTGGGCGTTGCATTGGAGCATCTGAACATACCCAGGAACATCACTGTTCTGTGCATAGGTAAGAGCACTTATGCCCGATGTGGAATCATCGCCAACCTGACGCCAGCAGAGGCGGGTTGGTGGGGTCATCTGACCCTGGAATTCAGCAACAGTTCTGGTGCTGACTGCCGGATCTACATCAACGAAGGTGTGTGTCAGTTGATTTTCTTGGAAGGCGAATGCTGCGATGTCTCCTATCACGAACGTGATGGGAAGTATCAAGGCCAGCCGCAGAAAGTAACTCTTGCGAAAGTGTAGTTTCATTGTTCTTGTCCAGCAGAACCATTTTACCCCTGTAGCAAAATGATTGACCCAAGGTTTAAGGTATCAGTTTTAAGTGCAACAGATCATCCGCAGACATTGATCTGGCAGGCAATGCACCAAGACTACAGCGAAAAATGTGTATCAGAGGAACAAGCGCCTGATGAGCGTGAAGCAGGAGAGATTGCAGTCAAGCGCTTGCTTGCCGGAGAAAGAGGCCACTACGGTCCACTTGAGCATCCGCAGATAAGCTTTTCTGTTGGCTACTTTCCACATAGTGTGATGCAACAAGCTCGCACTCACAGGGTTGGAATTTCATTTGATGTCCAATCCATGAGATATACAGGATCTCGTGTTATTGAAGCTGCTAATGGGACTCTTGATATTGAAGATGTTTTCTATCTAAGACCTTCAGGTTACTACTCTGATCGCAATGGTAAGAAGTATGTTTACACAGAGTCAGACAGGAACACAGACATTGGCTATTGCCTTGCTGGCGCACAGCGATACGCGCAGCTAATTGAGCAAGGCAAGTCCGAAGAGCAGGCGAGAGGTGTTATCGCATTTGATTTTAGACAGCATTTTGTTGTCAGTTTCACTTTGCGTGCGTTGCTTCATTTTCTCGACTTGAGGTACAAGCTCGACGCACAGGAAGAGATCAGGCATCTTTGTTCATTGATGTGGCCCAAGCTTCAGCTGTGGGCTCCCGAGGTTGCCCAGTGGTACGAAAAGTCAAGAATACACAAAGCGAGACTTGCTCCTTAAAGCAAAAGATGAACTGTCCACGCTGCGGCTGTCGAACGCGAGTGATTGGTGTTTATGACAACACTGAGCACTGCGACCGACGCCGCAAGTGCCTCAACGAGAAATGCGGCTTTCGTTATCAATCCATTGAAACGTTCCGCCAGGAGTGCCCCGGACCTGGCAAGTTCAGCATTGGCCGCAGTGAAGCTCAGGAAATCCTGCTGCTGCTCAGAGCTGGGGTGCTGACCCAGAAGGAGATTGCAGAGCGCTTTGGAATCACCCAGCAACAGGTGAGCAACATCAAGCGGGGTAAGCGCTGGGGGTTCCTCCAGGCTGAAAGTCGGACACGGGCTTGACAGGGTTGCATGTCCGTGTCATACTCGTATCGAACCGGGCAATGCCTTGACGATCTATGCACAACCTTGATTCATTTGTGGTTATTGATCCTGATTCGGGAACCTATTTTTCAGCCGATTCAGCGATCTTGCTTGATACCACATTACTGTCCGACAAGGAGTCGGAGCTACTAATAGAAGGAACCGACAGTGATCGCGGTGATCTTGCTGCAAAACTGGGAGTCTATCTTCACGACTGCATCAATCCCAACACTTTGCAGTACGACAAGAATTAAGCGAAATGAGCGAAGATCAAACAGTCAAAGTCTTCGCAACCAAATGGGCTCTTTCCAAGGGCATTCTTATTGTCGAAG